CAGTGGTGCCGATCGTGGCCACGGCGGTCTGTGCCACCGTCTTAATCGCGCGGACGCCCGCTGCCTTCCACCATTTCTGATTCATCATTACACCTGCTCCTTCCCGGTGGGCAGCTTCTTCAGCTCCTCCACCATTTTCGTAATTGTGCCGTTGCCACCAAGTGCATGGTATGCGCCATAGCTGTCCAGGATGTTCTCCATGGCGTAGACAGGGACGTATCCCTTCGCCAGATAGTGGGTGCAGTCCCGGATGATTTCCAGCCGCAACAGGCACTTCATGCCGTCATTTACCGCCTGATAGCGGCTCAGGATGGTCTTTTGCTTCCGCCACACTGACGCCAACACGGCGGTCAGCGCGGACGTGCAGACCGTTACAACGATCTGCGGAATGTACTCGATCATGTCAGATCACCTCTAAAACTCTTTCTTTTGTATCCTAGCAGATTTGCCGGGTCATTGACCGGACTACGCCACGGGGTACGTAATGGAGAACCAGAAGGTTCCCGCCGCGCCGTACATAATCCGCAAGCTCCCCCCGGCGCCCACGCCCACCCGCATGAGCCGGGTGTAGCTGCTGGTCCAGTACCCCGCCGTATCGTAGATACCAACACCAGTCTGAGGCGCTGGCACCTTGGTGCTGTCCAGGATGTCCATCATGGCGGATACGGTATCAGCGAGCTTGACATATCCATATACCTGGCACCAGCCCAGCTTTTTCACCACGGTGACGGAGCCCTCTTCTACTACGCTGCTGTCAAACAACGTATAGGTGTTGTGGGTGCAGTCCGCCACGACCGGAACGCCGGACAAAACAAGTTCATCGGTGTTCACCACCATCTGACTGCCAGAACAATAGATCACGCCAGGGCGCACTTGCAAGTATGCCTTCCCGCCCATGCCGGTGCCGCCGGATGCATTGTACAGCTCAATGTTATATGACCCATCTTCATTCCGGGAGGAAGCAATCCTGACAGAACCGGCGTCAGTAGCAGATGCCTCAATATCAATGGTCTCCCCCCGCAGCTTTAAGCCGCTGATGGTACCGCTGGCGGTAATGTCCTGGGCAAAGAGATCCTCCACGTCGATAGACCGCGCCGCAACAGAACCCGCAGCAAGGTTGGCGCCGTTGACCCGGACCTCTCCGTTTTCCTCGCACAACAGCACCTGTACGGCGGCATCGTCCAGAACCACGCTGACGCTGACCCTGGCCAGCAGCGTGCCCATTTCAGCATCCGTATACAGGGACGCCCGGATGCCGGTCAGCTGCTTCCCGTTACTGAGAATCTCCGGCGCACAGGTCTGGCTGGAAGCTGCCGCGCCGGACACCGCCGACCAGGTCCCCCCGCCGTCATAACTGCACTCCGCATAGAGATAACCGGTATACGCCTCTTGAGCGGCCTCTCCGGTCTTCGCGTAGGCACTGAAGGTAACAGAGGCTGGACTGAGTACCGTGTTGGACACATTGCGTGTCATGGTGGTGACGCTTGGAACGACGCTGTAGGAGGTGGCGGGCGCACCGTCTGAAACCGTCACAAAGGTTGTTGCCGGGCTTTTATAGATCATAAGCTATGCCCTCCCGTTACGCCGCGCCGAACGCGATCCAGTTGTAGGTGCCGTTCAGTGCCTTGGTTCCGGTTCCGCCCCAGTTGAAGGTACCGCCGTTTGTGGTGTCCGCTGTGCTGGTGCTGGCAGAAAAGCTCTTAAAGTAGGATGAATACGAGTCGCAGGTGGTCATATGGGACGTGCCCTCGCTGGCCACATAGACCGCCTGGACCAGCCCGGTTGCGCTGATGGAGTCCTTGTAGAGCACGAGGTAGGCGAGGGACGAAAGCCCCGTCTCGATTGTGCCGGATGTAGTCGTACCGGTGGCCACAGTCAAGCCACCGCCGCCGGAGGGGCAGGTGTGGGTACCGATCAGCTTTACGCCGTTGACATAGGCCGTTTTTCCGCTGACGATGTCTGCCGCCGCAGCGGTTGCGTCTGACGTGTCAAGGCCGCTGGCGCACTGGTGGGTACCGGTCACCTTGAGACCAGCGGTAGAGGTGAATGTCTTCCCCGCTGCTACGTCTGCCGCCGTGGCATTGCCAAAATCGGCTACAGCCGCCTCCACAAAAATTTCAGTATTTGATGGGTCAACGATAGATTTTGTACTTGGAGCCGTCAACGACGGGGATTTTATCCGAATTTTTTTATAGGCGCTTCCCACCGTGGGCGTTGTTGTGATCAGAGAAACAACAGCGTCGCCGCTGGAGCTGCCGCTGGGCGCATACGCAACCCTGGAAGCGCTGGGCAGTGTGCCGGTAACCTTTGCCCCATTCACATAGGCTGTCTTGCCGTTGGCGATATCGGTCGCAGCAGCGGTTGCATCAGACGTGTCCAGACCGCCGCTGCCGGAGCCCTCGTAGCTTCCGTCCACGCCGAAAATGTTGACGCCGGACTTGATGTTTTCCGCCTTTAGGTCGGGGTCTCCCTTGATAGTCTGGGGGCCCGCCAGGTACTGGTTGGCCCCGATTATCTGATCTGCCGTTCCCGGCGTATAGGCAGCCGCCTGTTTCCTTGCGATGCTGCTACCCACATATGAGGGTAGGGCTGCCTGAATCTCGCTGATGGCATCTGCATTCGCCCCCGCACCGGATTCCGGGTTGTTCAGTGATGCGGCGTCCAGCAGATCGCCGTTCTGCCATATTTTTTTCGTGTAGCTGATGGACATATCACCCCTCCATTTCCGCCTGCACGGCGTTGATTGCCGTTGCTGTGTCCGCGTTACTCTGCTCGATGGCATTCAGCCGGGCCGCCAATACCTCGTCCGCCGTGTCGGTGCCAACTACCGGCGTGCTGACCCCGTCGTCGCAGACGAAGTGTACCAGCATACTGCTTCCAATGTCGGCAGCCAGCAGGGTCATACTTTTCCCGTTTCCGATGATCTGAGCGCCGCCGCCGGTGTCCCCGTACCAGGTATAGTCCCACGCCCCGTCAGGGTCCAGCTCCGCACCGCCCTGGTAGATGTGTGCGGTCAGCACCGTGCTTGCGACGTCCGGTCGGAGCGCGGTTCCGGCAGAGCTCTCGATGGCGTAGGAGACGGCGTCCTTACCGTCTGCGCCTGGTTCACCTGGGGTCCCCGGTTCGCCAGCCTCCCCCTTCTCCCCCTGCACCTTCACCCAGGTAAAAATACCGGGGTCAGAGAGGTCCACGGTCTCCGTGGTTTGATTTGCGGCGGTGCCCATATACGCCTTTCCGGTTGGGTCCAGGCTGATACCGTTTCCAGCGGCGTCATCGGCGTAGGCGATCCAGGTGTACCGCGACTGTGCGCCGGAAGCCTTGACCTGGGCGGCCAGTTCCTCCACTTTCTGCGCAATGCCGCTGTCCTGAATCAGGTATTCCCCCAATGTTGCGGTACGGGTGTCCTCCGCAATAGAGGTCTCCAGCTTCAGAATGCGAGCTGACAGATATAGCCCGCCTGCATCGTCCACGATATTCACCCGGTCGCCTATGCGTACACCGGAGGGGAGCCGGGCCAGCTCGATCTCATAATTGACCTCCGCTTCCCCGTACTTCTTCAGCTCCGCCACTGCCTGGGTACACAGCTCCTCCTGACTGGCAGCGTCACAGGTAAACAGTCTTACAACATGGCGGCGCTGCCCGTCCGGCCCGGTCTCCCCCCACTTCTCCAGTGCGGCTCTGGAGTTCAGGTAACGGCCCGAGACATAGCAATCGCCGTCATCGTAGCTGTACCCCTCCAGGGTGGCCGGGATGTCTGAACCAGACGGCGTTCCGCCTACTGCCAACAGACTGGTGGCCAGATTCTCAATGGTCCGCTTGGACACGATGCGGGACACGTCCTCATTCAGCCGGAGCTGAGCGCCGATATCCTTCCCCCGCTTCCGGTGGATATTTGCGTACCGGCCTGTGATATCCAGTCCCTCAATGTCGAAGCTGAAGGACAACTCACACCCGAATTGCTCCGCCACGTCCTGGAGCCGTTCCGTTACTGTCGCCTCGTCGTCCCAGGCCAGGCGCTTCATCTCGCTTCCTGCTTCATTCACGCCCACGGCGAAGCCGGTTCCGTCCAGCCACTTCTCAAAGTAGTGCGTAATGGGCTGTTCCGATTCCGCCGCGTAGGCCAGGGCCACTGCATTGAGCAGCCCCAGCCCCGCATCTTCCGCATAAAGGTACACGGTCCCAGCCTCGGTATCTGCTTCCGTCTCGATAATGGTGTACAACTCATTTCCGAACCCAGCGTTGCGGAATAAGTAGTTGCCCACCGCGGCGCAGCGCTCCACTTCGTGCCGTGTATCCGGGGTGTAGGGCAGCTTGCAGCTGAAGGCGGCAACGCCGGTCTCTACCTCCTCGGATTTCAGGTCCTCCGTAACCGTCAGCCCCCGAGGCAGGCCGGTAGAGGCGGAGCCCAGTACATTCATGTCTCGGTCAGAAAAATATACGATCACAAAAACACCTCCCGGTACCGGACGCTGAAGGTGGGAGCCTGGGACGCGGGCACCCAGTCGGAATAAGCTGTCACGATCTGATTTTGACCGGGCAGCAGGCCGAATTCCTCCCAGTCGTTCCCCAGGGCTCCCAGGTCTGGAGCTGACAGGCCGTTCAGAAGGATTTCCCCGCTGCCACAATCCGCTGACAGCTCGTCTCCCACGCTGAACTTATTCGGCACGTTCTTCCACGCGGTACAGCCGTGCTTCACAAACTTAACAGAATACAGGCCGCAGTGGGTCAGCGCCGCCTTGCTGCCGTAGCTCAGGAACATAAACTGAACCTTTACCACCGCCGTGTCCGCGATCTCGTCACTTGAGTAAGTGCGCACAACGCCGCCGGCGTTGAACTCGATCTGCCCCGCTGTCTTTGTCACTTTCACTGTTTTGACCGTCTTTGTGCCCTTGGATGTGTTGTTGCTGCCGAAATATTGATTGTAGTAGAACAGATCAATAGCCACATCCTCCAACCTTTTTCCGTTCGCACGAAAGCGAATAACCGCATCCGTCCCCGGCTTACTCTTCAGCACAGAAACACCGGCCACAATCCCGCCGCTTGCGTCCAGCAGCAGCATTTGCAGTCCGCCCAGCTGATTGACATCGGCGGATGCCTTGCCGATGGATACCTTGTTCACGTAAGTCAGGGTAAAGTTTTTCGCGCCGGACTCCCCCGCCGCGTCTGCCGGGAGCGTGCGCGTAATGGACGGGCCGTGCCACTTTTCCCCGCTCCCGTAATCAGAAGCGTGCAGATAGTAGGTTGACTCTGTCTCGTTGTGCTGTACCTGCGCGACGTCGCCGGTCTGTGTTACCGTTGTGGAGGACGCGGTACCCGTATTCCTGGGCCACTCGCTTTTTGCCGCGGTATCCCACGCGCCAGACGCCTTAAAGGATTGGTTCACCAGCGTCTGAGACTGCGGGAAATCCTCCCCGTCCGCCTCCTCCGGGTCGCCCAGTTGGATGATTTTCCCCCGGTCATTTACAAACGCCACATACCCGCACCCATCTGAGCTGCCACCGGCGGCGGCGTTGTCAAAGCTCGCACAGAGTACGGGAAACCCCGGCATCGTGCCGTTGTACGCAATGGTAACTGTTCCGCCCCTGGCCGGGGCCGCCTCGTACTCCTCCACGGAGTACTTGAACGGGTCCGCGCAGGTGAACTCGATTTCTCCCGTTACGGCGTTTCTGCCCGGGTCGATGTCCCCCACCCCGGAGGGGGTTCCGATGAAGAATTTGTCCGGTTCATCCGCAAAAATGAGCCGCGCCTCCTCCACGTCAAGCAGGCGGCACAGCTGGTTAAATGCGGAGCGAAACGCCGCATTCGTGGCGGCGATCAGCTGGTACCCCACTGTGATCACCCGTTCCGGGTAGCGCCGCCGCTGAAAGAGGGCGCCATTTCTGGCCCCCACCTCCTTGAGCGTGATCTCCTGGGCCAGCAGTTCCCGCCCAGACACATACAGCGTCCGGTATCCAGGAACTACATCCTCCAGCCATACTCCATCGATGGACAGCGCTTCGGCGGGGCGCTCCGCACCCCGGGGCTGTTCTATTGTGTCTGTGAATGTGTACATACCGCGTC